TCTTTAGATTAAAAGATAATGCATCTATTCTGGATGAAGCTGGAAATCAGATAGCTAATAGTTATGAACTATCAGCATTAGTGAATTCTAGACTTAGTGCAATGCCTACATCTATCTTTAGTAGAGATGCAGCTTCGGTAGTAGGAAGACGCAATAGCGGTGTATATTCTGGAATATTTAATGAATTTATTCAAAACTCTATGGCAGCAAGTGCTCCTAGCACTACGATATTTCCTAGTGAAATTAATACTATTAGAGACAGGTTAACAGCTTTTTATCCTCTTCATCTATCTAAAGATATAACTCCACTATCTTCAGGGATAGAGCAATATGTCGTTGGTTCAACTCGCCGCCCCATTGATACTGGCGCTGGATGGAAATTACAGCCTTCATCATGGACATGGGATGATGAAATAAAATTAGCACGATTAATGGAGAATGCTTCTGGAGGCGGCTCTGGAATATCAGCTAAATTTGGCAGAGGTATTCCTTTGCCGAGTGAATTCTCAGATTTGGTAAAAACAATGTGGACTGCTCACTCCACAGCTGGTTCGCCGCAAATAGATAGCCAAGCAATTAGAAATATTTGGGAAAATTTCTTATCAACTAAAGATCAGTTATTTACCGCTGGAAATAGTTATGATCCAATTGGATTCAACTCATTCATGAGGGATAAAAATACTGGTTTATATCGTAAAGGGATATATCAATCTGGATCTCCATTTGACATATCCGATCTTGTAAATCTTTCAGCTCAACATCCATTAGGTTTTAGTAACACAAATTGGATTGATTCAACATCAAGTGCTCCAATACTTACTCCGATTAGAGGTAGTCAAACAAAATTATATGGTGCCCTATATCAATTAGCAGGTCGTATGATCCCAGAGATGCAGTTGCAAGCTGGGAAAATTATGTCATTGGATGCGTTTAATAATAGTTCAATTGCAAATTTGACACCACAATCTTTACTTGAAAATCAAGATTTTGCAAGATATTTACAGGTAAAAATTCCTAGATCATTTAATTACGAATCAGATCCAGACATTGCAAATGTTTTAGCAAACATGTCTAATTTGAAAGGATATAAAACAGGGAATCTCTTTTCTCTTGAAACACCGCTACATCAAGATGAATATAACTGGTGGATAGATTTATTTAAAAACGCAAGTAACAGAAATTTTAATCACGATCTATTTCTTCCAACCGATGCTAGTTTATCATTAGAATATGGTGGTCTACCGTTTGGTCAAATTGGTCCAAACGGTCCTTTTACCATGAATCCAAGGGGTGTTTTAACATACAAATCTGTTCCTTATAACAATAGAAAAGAAAATGTTGGTGCTTGGCTATCAAGTCTTGTTAGAGACATACAGCATGATCGTATTGTGTCTGCAAGAATTAAAAGAACATTTTTTGATAAGTTAATTAAATGGTATGAAGCACCCGATGGTGTAAACCCTAATAATACTGGTTATTATTCTGATTATTTTGAAAAATTAACATCAGGAGGATCTGCAGGTAAAGTAGAATATGCTGAACTTGTTGATTTAGTAAGGCAGACTAATTCATCATTTCCAGTAATACCTGATTTGAGTTATGCTAGTAGATTCCCAAGCTCCATTTCTTATTTGCAAAATTTAGAAGCGGCTAGAAATTTACAATATGCTAGATTTATAAATAACGATATACTACTTCAGTATTCAGATAATGTTTCTGAATTTGCACAAGAAATTGCTAAACAGTTTGCTACGATCGCCCCCCTTGCTCCAGGATCTAGTAATTCTTTTAACCCAGTAGATGATATAACAGCATCTGCTGAGCAAAGAACGGTACTTGAAGCTGGAGAATGGATTTCTAGGGGAGGATACATGTCTCCTTCAGCAATTCTAGAAGAATTTGTCATGGCTCAGATAAAGGGTTCATCTCTGGCTTCAGCAATGCAAAGTACAGTATCAGATAAATCTTTGTTAGGTGTTGATAAATTTATTAAGAAATACGGAAAAATGAAAATTAAAGGTTTCAAGACTGGTGGCTATGTACCTGGCTCACCATCAACAGCAATTCCTGCAATCTTGCATGGTGGTGAATATGTAATCAATGCAGATGCTGTGAGAAATATGGGTGTAAAAACCATGCAGGGTATCAATCAATCAAAGTTTAGAACACCTTCTGGAGCCCCAGCATACGCAGGTGGTGGACAGACAACTAATGTGTCCACAGTCAACATCAATGTAGACACATTCATTGGACAGGAAGAATGGTTCAAGGGAATGATGAAAGATTACAATATCAATGTCCTTCCAAAGCAACAGAAAACATCGGGTTTAGAATCCAGAACATTTACAAGTTATAATGGAATACAGGGGTTTTAAATGGTCGCTACGGTACAGAATCAACAGGCTGGAATCACTCATCTAATCACTCTTAATGGCGAGCAAATTACCGAGCATGGCAGAACCTTTTCAAGCTCTATGTCAACATCTGCTGCCAATGTTGAATTAATGAACGGGAATAAAAGAAGATTTATTAAGAACGCTAAGAATACATATACGCTATCTTTCCAGTACCTACCAGATCATCCAGAAAGAACAATTGATGGTAGGCGGGCAAGAAACTATCTGCTATCAGTTGCTAGAACATCAGCATCAGCAACGCTATCCATAACCCTTGATCCAGCAGATCCTGTTTATAATACAGTTGTCTATGTTGATTCATATAGCGAAACATTAGTGAGAAGAGATATTCCCAACCAGTGTGCATATTACAATGTTGAGATTTCTCTTAGAGAGAAATAAAGCATGTCTGATAGCTTTTATTCATTTAGTGAACCATTTAATCGTGGTATAGATTTTTATCAAGCGGATGCTGCTGATGTAACTATTGATATCAATATTTCATCATCTGTAACAGTATCGTCTTACCAAATAAGGCTTGCAAACATTACGCTTGAATCAAATTCTGCGCTTACATCTAATGCATACAAGATTGCATACGCATCTGCTAACCTGGCGGTTGATGGTGCAACTGTGGTTATTGCGACTGAGAGACAGGATGGAAGTGTCGTAATCACAGCAGAAGTGCTTGTTGAAACAAATATTACAAAAATTGCTTTCGCAAGCGTATCGCTATCATCAAGTGGTGATGTATCTGCAAACGGAACAAAGATATCAATTGCTACAACTACACTTAGCTCTGAGGCAAATTCAACTACCTCAATGTCTAAAATATCCTACAGTGCCTCACAGATAGCAGTGCTATCAAATTTGGTAGTAATTGGTAGAAAAATTATTAAAGGTGTTGCAAATCTATCTGGTCAGATTAATTTAACAACTGCTGGCAAGATATTCCTTGCAACCATCAGAATAAATATATTAAACAATACAGATATTCGTGTAGAGGCAGTCAGGTTTAGCACAAATATAACTGCTGATAGTGCCCTTATTAGATCACTACTACTACTTGACGGAAAACCACTTACTAATCAAACAAGAACATTTGATTACTCAGTAACCCCGCTATTTGTAGAAAATATAAATTGGGCTGGTGATTCATCCAGATACTATAAAAATAATGCAGCTAATTCGTCTGGTAAGAGAACATTTAATATTAAATGGAGCTTCATTCCAAACTATAGTTCAAAAACGGTTGATTATAAAGAATCAAGAAATTATATTAAAGCAATAGCAATGGATGCAGATACTCATACATTAACAATTATTAATCAAGATGAAAGTGGAGCTACTCCGTATACAGAAGAAACAGTTTCTGTATTTGTTTCTTCATTTTCTGAAAATTTAGTAAGAAGGGATTTGGTTGATAATGTATACTATTTTGATTGTTCTATGACATTAGAGGAGGTATAGATGCTTACATCTGGATTATACGGCAAAGATTTGTCTAATTCTTTTAATACAGCTATAACTTCACCTGCTCAAAGAATTAAGCCAAAGATTGTTATTAAATGGCTAGATAGTAGACATGTTGATAACTTAACAATAACAACAAATGATGCCCCAGCAAGCAATGCCTATCCAGGAAGGGGGTTTTTCTTTCCTGCAAAAGAAGCTATGAACGGCATAGCTAGGCAGTCATTTAGATGGGCTGTTGCTGGTGTAAAAGATATTAATAATGAGATTATCAAAGCCGATGGTACATGGTATGCAATGCCATCATTAACATCATCTGATTTATCAAATACACAGGTTGGAAGTAACCTTGAATTCGGCTGGTGGTCAAATAGTGTAAGCACTTCCAATATTCATGCTACATATGGCGGTTATGAATTTGCAACAAACCCATATGTTGAAGCTACTTTTACAACAAGAAAAGTTAATAAGATACGAATTGTAACATCAGAACATTATGGTCAAATAGGATCATATCTACTTCAAGTGTTTGATGGTTCTCTTAATACTGTACTGAGCGAGGTTGGAAGTATTTCGCCTGGTTCTTATTACCAAGATCATATTCTGTCGTCAGCTTTGTCAACACAAAATATATCAAGAATAAGAGTTACCATATATACAACAGTTTTTCCAAATGATTATGCAAGAATTCAGGAGATTATACCTATCTACGAAACTGATATTAGCGATTATGTTCTCTCATATTCAGTAAACAGAACAAGGGATGTTCATTCAACAAGCCTTCCTGTTGGCGGATCTCAGATCGCTTCCGTTGATCTAAACTTAGATAACACATCTAAAGTATTTAATATATTCAGTAATAGTTCAACTTACGGTCAATATATGGTTAAGGATCTTGAGGTTGAAATTTATACTGGCTGGAGAATTAAAAAACCACCATCCGATAATCTTAATGCGACATATTTAACAACAGAGCTTCAGGCTAACATCTCAAACTCATCATCTTCTTTTACAGTTCTTGATAAGTCAACAATGCCATCTGGCGGTGCTGGAGATTACTTCACCGTAACTATTGATAAAGATACACAATCGGAAGAGATTATCCTTTGCTCATCAGTCAGTACATCAAATGTTGTATCCGTAGTTCAGCGTGGCTATGGGGGAACTTCTGCTAAAGCACATACTATTGGCGCTGATGTTCGTTTTGATATTTATGAGTATGTAAAGAATGGAACATTCTATGTAGATGAATGGTCAGTCGGATCAGATATGACTGTAAGTGCAAACCTTCAAGATTGGGGTAAGTTCTTATCAGAAAGAACGGTTAATTACGGTTTCTTTATGCAAAACGCATATGTTGGAGATGCTATTGAAAACCTTTTGATGAGAGCTAATTTCCCAAGCAAAGATATTGTTAAGCTAAATAATTACAAGCAAGGCGCAAAATTAAGAGGTGCAATTGCTTCTTACTCATTTAACGAAGACTCAATTGATAGAAGCGGAAATAATATTATTTCTTCAACTGGACTTAGAGCAAGATTTTGGGGGATGCCGACAAATAAAAAAGATATCAGTGTTAAAGATATTGTTGCTGATGCTATTGATAAAGATTTAAGTCCACTAGATAAAGCACTTGGAGAAAAGCCGTTCTCATCACCAAGCTATACAGCGCTATCAAAAGATATATCTGATTCAAATACATATGCTCTTAAATTAACTGACTTCCAATTCACAGGTCTTGACTCATCTGTTTATAAAGAGTACTACAATGGCGTTGTAGATGGTTATTATATTCCAACAGATTCTGGTCTTCAATCGCTTGTTGTATCAATAGCATATGGCGGTGTAAGAATTTATCTAGATGACATAATTATTATGAATAGATGGACTCTATCAACAGTATCAACAAGATTTCAATCAAGCACTGTTAACTTAACTGCTGGAGTACCAAGAAAGATAAGAATAGAATTCTTTACAACATACAATAATGCTGGGAGCGCAGCCTTTAAGCTCTGGCTGTATAAAGCACTTGATGGCGAATCTGATGTACTTGTCAATGCATCAGAATGCTGTACAATAGTTGCACTGGATGCAATCGGTTCAAAGAATCCATCCTCTACACTAACAACAGCAGACGCTAATAATCATAGAAATAGCGGTGTGTATATTAATTCACCTAAGCTAAATCAGATAACTGGGCTAACATCTGATACTACAGATAAATCAGTTCTCCTTGAAAGCAATGCTTATATAAGAATTCCATATACGCTATCAATTGATCTAGCAAATGCATATGGTGATTCATGGACTATTGAATTTTTTGGTAAATTTCATAACGGTCACTTCTCCAGCGATGGAGAATACATTAGTAACTGGAATAATTCTAACCCAACTTCTGGATTTGAATTTTTTAATAATTCAACATCACACGGTTTTAAGATAAAGACGCTTGATGCAAATAGCTCTATCGTTACAGAAACGGTATCTTCAAATGTTGCTTTGTCAAACTCATCTTTTTATCATATAGCTGTGACATATAATGTTGAAACATTAAGATATTTTGTAAATGGTGAATTAAAAGACTCCAGGATGATTGATGGAACAATTCCGCTCTGGACATCTAAAGATATTACAATCGGTGGCAGAGGGGCTTCTTATTCATCTGGCGCTGAGGTAGCGCCTTCTACAATTAGAAGTTTCTATTGTGATGAATTTGCAATGTATAAAGTGTCTCTAACAGATAGTGAAGTTAAAGACAGATATATTGAAGCATCAATGCAACCACTAACTCAATTTGCTTTCCTCTATGGTAATGAAAATTCAATTAGAGAAGTTGCAAATGATATTACATTTGCCGACATGGGGCGGTTTTATATTGATGAAAATGATAAAGCTAGATACGAACACTTCTATAGGTTCTTTGAATCATCAATTCCTCAACACGCAAATGTTCAGGCATCCCTGAGTGATTCTACAAATATAGTTAATGCTAATTACACAGTTGCCCTTCAATGCAATAAGGTTGTAATTCCAATAGCATCAGTTCAATCAGCCTCAGGATCACTACAGAAACTCTGGTCTCCACCAGATAATGCATCATTGACAATTACTAAATTGACAGCAAACGCTACATCATCTGATACATCAATTTATGTTTCTTCAACATCAGCTGTACCATTCCCAGATACTGGGTATATTAAGATTAATAATGAGATTATTAAATATCTATCAAAGACTGCTACATCATTTAATAATCTAGAGAGAGGGCAATTCCAAACAACTGCTGCAAATCATGCGGTTGATGACAAAGTAAGAGAGACTAGGTATTATGATATTAAGTACGATAAATCACCAGCATACAATGTTAGAACTCCATATATTGATGCAATTATATTTGAAAATCCTCAACTGATAAGTATAGATAGATACTTGTCATATGCATACGGTGCTGAATTAATTGTGTCTGCGGCTGTAACTAATGACATTCAGTCCGTTGCATTTCTGCAAGGAACAAATCCATTGACACAATATCCATATGCTACGAGTATAGTTGGAACTGCAGTTGTGATGTCCGAGCAGAATGCTCAGGTTAAAGAGCAGTCATCTTCAATAAGTGAAAGTATTAGAAAATATGGGATCAAGGATTTAAATATCCAGAGTCCATTTATTACAAATTCATTACATGCTCAAAAGATAGCTGATTTTATTATATCTAAAACTCAACTTCCTGTCCCAGTAATTAATGTTGATGTAACAGCAATGCCTAAGATTCAATTAGGTGATAGAATTAGAATAACAACTTTAAATGCTTTAGATATTAGCAATACAGATTTCTGGGTTATTTCTCATAATATGTCTATTGGGGATAATGTCACCCAAAATCTTGTGTTAAGGAAGGTGTCGTAGTGCCTAGTGAGAATACAATATACTTTTATCCAGGTCGTGGTGGTCACTCTCATGATGGCAATAACTCAAGCTTCATTGATACCTCAGTATACTCATTGTTTGATTTTTCTTGGGGTCTAGTTGGAGATCCAGATAGAGTCGCTTCACAAAGAAGAAATTATGATGCTTTCTCTCAATTTATTATTGAAACAGTAAATAGATCGGTATTAGAGCCAGCTGGTTTGGTTCTGCAACCTGGAATAGTTAATGGCTCTGCTCATATTATTTCAAGATCAATTGAGGCTAATTCAATTGCTGCAAATGCAATCACGGCAAATGAAATATCAGCAAATACAATTACTTCAAATGAGCTCGCAGCTAATTTTGTCCTTGTAAATACTGTAATCGCTAGTGGTGATTTTGATGGTGAATACGATTTAAATACTTTTACACTTAGTAATACTGGTACAACTGGATGGGCTATAACATCAGGAGGAGATGCTGTATTTTCTAATACCTCAATTAGAGGAGTATTGACTGCTGGCGAATTATATATTAATCCATATAATTACTGGAATTCAGATGGTGAAGTTGTTTTTGGAAATGCGGCATCAAACACTGTGGGGTTACTCTATTCTCCATCTATTGGGCTAGCTGTACAAGGGCGTATAACTGCTACAGCAGGCAGAATAGCTTCTTTTGATATCGTAGGTTCTACACTTTATACAGGTGATTCCTTCTTGGGCTGGATAACGCTAGGTCCAGAAACTGAAGGTTATGGAGGGGTCCCAGCAGGGTTGTTACAAATATCAACCAGAGACCCTGCTGATAATCATGTTGTATCAACAACAGTAACTGGTCAAGATATCACAATATATGATGATGATAATAGCCAGCAAACTATTATTTACAAATCTGGAATTGCAACAACTGGAGTGGTTGAATCAGATGCTGTCATAACATCTGCTGTTACTTATCCATATTCTGGGAACCAGATTGCATTTAGATGGTCTGGATCTGATCTGTATGTAGTAATTGATGGTACTAATGAATATTTATTGAGTACTGGATCAGCATCACCTGCCCCTGCAGTAAGCCCTGCAGTAAGTCCTGCAGTAAGTCCTACAGTGGAACCTGGGTCTGGTTGCCCTGAATGTGGCGATATAGGTCCTTGTTGTCCCCCAGCAAGTTGCGGCTCAATTAAGGGTGGTTATATATGTGTTTAATTTTCCCTTCTCTGCTTGACATAGCGATTTCGTCAAGTTAATATTGGAAGATTATGGAACAAGAAAATAAAAGGCTAAGAAAATTTTGTATAGTATTAGACGATGAAGTTGCATTTACTTGGGCACCAAACCCTGAATGGATAGACCAAGAAGGTGCTTATGAATTGGTTGTTGCATCATTAGCTAGTGATCCAAAAATTGTTGAAATACCATTGGACAGCGAGTACTATAGTTTTGTTAGAGGCGGTTGGATTTGTAAAGATGGTGTTATACAACCACCAAAAGAACAGGAGTGAAATATGAGTAATACAGAAGAAAATAAAACTTGGCAACCAATAGAGTCATCTCGTTCTGACTTGACATTTGCTGATTGGGGAATGATGGAAGATAGGTGGGGTGAGTATGGCGATCCTGGCTATACTCAATTCACACTCCCTGTATCGTTTCCTCATCATTTTGGTCATGCTGATAAAGTAGATGTAAATTTTACTTTGCTAAGAAATGATGACGGTCTCCTTGTAGGAGTTCATGGTTGTTATATTGATAACGGAGTGCAGAAGCCATTTATATTTATGGTTCATCCTGACCATCAGCGAAAAGGTATTGGGACAAAAATGGCTGATCATTTAAGACAACAATATACTGAGGCAAGGGGTCATGATTTTACATATGAAGAAAGCTTCAGAGAAATAGTGACAACAGAAGCTATGGCTGGTCTGATTAATAAGTATGTAAATGGAGTCTATCAGCAAGAGAATAATGGATAAAAATGGAAGAAACTCCTTTAACACCTTGGCAACAATATAAAAAAAATCTTGGCACAACAAAACCTTGGGATGTAATAAATAATAAAAATAAAATATCAGATCAAGAAGCTGAATTAAGATTTTCTATATGTGAAGAATGTGAAAGTTTAATAAAAATCACAAATCAATGTAAAGAATGTGGTTGTTTTATGAAATTAAAAACAAAACTTCAAAATGCAGTTTGTCCTCTTGGTAAATGGTGAAATGCAAGAAAAATTAGCTCCTGGTATTCATATTTATAATAATAAAATAGATGAATACTACGATGTTATAGAAAAAAATATGAAATTCTTTTTTGAAGATGGGAGAATTATTTCTAAAAATACAGAATCATATGTTGACTTAAACTCAAGAAAAGTTAAAGTTTTCTCCTTTTCTAAGACTTCTGTATGTCATGAAGATGATCCAATAAATATTCTTAAAAGAAATATTGAAAATATTACTAAAAATGCTATAGATGATTATAAAAAAATCTACTCAATGGATGATCTAGATAAGAATCATGAATGGGAGATTCTTAAATATGATACTGGAAGTTTTTTTAAAACACACATAGATGATTGCGCAGCTCATTCAAGAACGGTATCAGTTGTTATTTATTTTAATGAAAATTATTCTGGTGGAGAAATTGAATTCCCGAATTTTAATATAACTTATAAGCCAAAAACTGGTGATATATTAATATTTCCTTCAATTTTTGTATATTCCCATAGCATAAATGAGATAACTTCTGGAACAAGATATGCAGCTGTAAATTGGTTTTCTTATGCAAAAACAGGTTTTTGAGGTATAATAGATAAATGGCTTACGAAAATTACTCACAAGTTTCCTGGACTGATGGAACACCTATTACTGGAGACAGACTCCAGCAGATGTCAACCAATACTCAACAGGTAAAAGAAGCTACTGATGACAACCCGCAAGGCATAAAGAAGATTAAAACAATTACTAGTAATAGTAATTCCTTTACTAATTTTGCTACATCAAATCTAATTGTTGCATTAGAGAACGAGGCTGGTTCAGGCGGTCCAGATAATAGAGTCACTATCTCACCAAGTCGTTACTACCGAGTGACCCTAAATTTTCCAGGCTTTGTTGTTGATGAAAAAGGCGCTGAAGACTCTCAGTATATTGTAAAGATTGCAAGCGGAACATTTGGAAGTGCCAACACAACGCTATACAAAGCTGTATTTACATCACCTGTATTTCTGTATAGTAATGTTGCAACAGGTGCCAACTCCGCTGTCCTTACATTCAAGAACGCAGCATATGATACATATTTTGGAGCAGGAACTCACTCAGTTGTGCTATCAAGCAATATTTCTGGCGCAAACTCCCAGACATTCTTTGCTACCGTAGAAAGAGAGCAGGGATCATCAGCAACCAATGCCCCAGCATATTATGTCCCAGCAGCATCTGCAAGCCATGTCTTGCAATTGTATGTTGAGGATATTGGCGGAATTGCATAATTGAAAGAAGTAAAGCTTGCTTCTCAAAGAAAAGATATTGATTGGTCTTTGAAGTTTGCTTCTGGAGAAGATAGTCCTAATTATAATGGCGGTAAATACATTGATGATAAGGGTTATGTTAGAGTGTTAAAACCAGATCATCCAAAAAATATTCGTGGTTATACCTATGAGCACCGTTTAGTTATGGAAAAGTATCTAGGTAGATACCTTGAAGCTTGGGAAACTGTTCATCACATTAACGAAGTTAAAGTAGATAATAGGCTCTCTAATTTATTCTTATGCACACCAGAAGAGCATAGTGCATTGCATAAAGAAGGAAATAAGATGTCTAAAGAGCATAAAAAGCGTATGAGAGATACTGCCCATGCTACAAAACCGCATACAAAAAAGAAAAATGCGACAAAAACTATTACGATAAAAAAAAGACTTCCATAGCAACTTTTTGATATATCCTTATGATAAGATATACGGAAACCAAAGGAGTCCTTATGAAAGTTTGCGCAACAGAAGGTTGCAATATCCAATTTGAACCAAAAACAGCTAATGCTAAATATGGGGATAAATCATGTAGAAAGACCATAGATGTTAATGGTCTATGTAAATATAGAAAAGAAAATGGATTGTTTGAAACATTACCAGATCCAGAGACTGGTCAAGTACCAGTAAGTGAAAGCGAATTGCGCCTCTCTTATAACAAGTTGTTGTCAGAATACAACAAGCTTAAAACAAAGAGTGACGATCTTGCTGGGGCTGTATATCGTGCAGTAAAAGAAGATGTTGAATCAGTTAAGTATGTTCCAGTACCAAAGCCGAAGTTTGATAGAGGTACTAAGAATGAGGAAGTTGCAGTAGCAGTTATTGCTGACTGGCAACTTGCAAAGATCACCCCTGACTACAATTCGCAGGTGTGTGAAGAAAGAATTTACAAGTTTGCTGAAAAGATTGTCCAGCTTACTGAGATTCAAAGAAAAGATCACCCAGTAAAAGAGATTAGGGTTTGGGCTTTGGGAGATATTATTGAGGGAGAATTGATTTTCCCTGGTCAATCATTCCTTGTTGATGGTGGTCTGTATAGACAGATTACTGTTGATGGTCCAAGAATCATGAAGAACTTCCTTAATATTCTTCTTGAAAATTTTGAGAAAGTTACATTTGTCGGAGTAATTGGCAATCATGGCTCTATCGGCGGAAGAGCTAGAAGGGATCATGATCCTGAAACTAACGGCGATAGAATGCTTTATCGTATTACACAATTAATGTTTGAAAAGGAGAAGAGAATTGAATTTAAAATCCCAGATGGTCGTGGTGAGCGCCATTGGTACGCCGTGGATAAGATTGGTAATTATAAGAGTTTGCTATGTCACGGCGATCAGTTTGGCAGTCTATCTACTTTCTACTCGTTCCAAAAGAAAGCCTACGGATGGAAAATAGGTGCGATTGATGAAGAGTTTGATGATATCTATCTAGGGCACTTCCATACTCCTACAAAAATGACATTCAATACTGTTCAGGTAAGAATTTCAGGAAGTCCTGAATCAACAAATACATATGCTGCAGAGAGCTTGGCTGCTGTAGGCAGACCATCACAGGCTCTAATGTTCATCCACCCAGAGAAAGGTATTGTGACCGCAGAATATAACTGCTGGTTGGACTAATATGATAAAGGCAACTGGTATCTACTGCAGAAATTGCACTGGTAGAATGTTTACTGGACAGCAATATTATGCCTTTCAAAAAAATTATATTGACTTGACATGTATTCGGTGTTCTTCATCTGTTGATGTTGAGGTAAAAAAGTTAAATAAAATTTTAAGTTATCTCGGGTTTAAGACGATTGAGGAAAGACATGATCTCCAAGAAGCCAATAACAAATAAATTTTATAGATATGCTGGGAACATTGTAAAGATCAAAAAAATATCAAAGGGTAAAAATAAAATTTATCTTGAACAGCTTAATGATAAAAGCGTAATTGACATACCATATGAGCAGTCTGAAATCTTAATTACAAGGTTGTATACTGTCGGTGAGGTTGCTAAAATTGTTGAGCGTAGACCAGATACTCTTAGGAAATATGAAAGAAAAAATCTTATCCCATCAGCAAGTAAATTTGGTGACGAATACAAAGGGTATTCAAATTGGAGATATTATGATGAGAGCGAAGTCTACGAAATGATTGAGTTTTTCAATCAAAGAATACAAGGTCGCCCTATTGCTCAAAACAGCAGTACGGTTAGTAATAAAATAAAGTTATTAGAACAAAAAGTTAAACTTCATAAGTGAGGAATATATGGCAACATCAAAAGAAAAGACAACTGAAATCTGGGCTTCCCTCGGAATTACAAAAAACTTGGGGAACTATGAATCATTGAGATTGGATGCTGGTGCGAGAGTGCAGGCTTCTGATGCAGATGATCCTGAAGCGTGGGCAAAGGTTTGGGCATCAATTGATTCCCAGATTGAAGCAAAGCTTCAAGAGCTAGATAATGAAAGCCCCAAGTGATTGGTTAGAGAAAGCACTATGTGCAAATGATAAAAATCCATTGGCTTGGCTATCCTACGATATTGAAGATGTAGAATATGCCAAGCATGGATGTTCTCTTTGCAAAGTGAGAAAAGAGTGCTTTCTCAATGCATGGCACAATAATCCTTATGTCGGGGTTAATGCTGGAATATCAGAGTATGATTTTTTAATGCTCACATGGAAGGAGGCGAAGAAAGCACATGGAAGTAACTGGTCAAGAACTAATAAAATTCTTCAAGGAATCATGCAACAAATCGCATAAGCTTTTTATACCAGATTCCCCAAGGCAGGAAGCAGTTGCTGATGCAATTGCTGATTTTTATAAAAGACAAGAGCTCTTTGATGCGATACAATTATTCATCAAATCAAACAGCGGACCGTTTTTAATATTTGATTTTGCAGTAGAATCAAGATCGTATGTTGAGCGAGTTAAATTTGAGAACAAGTCTGTTGATAAGTTTAAAAACATTGTAGAAGAAACAAGGAAGAGAATGGTCTCTGAATGAATTATGAAACAAGATTACTTAACTCAATTGTTGAAAGCAATGGTTATGTAGAAGCTGTTAATCAAGGTGTAGAAAATGTCTTTGTTGAAAATAGAGATGTTTGGAACTTTATCGTTTCTCATTATGATGAGCATAAAAAGGTTCCATCAAAAGATACTGTTAAGCATCACTACCCAGACTTTGATTTCGTTCTAACTCCAGAGCCTCTTAAGTATTATATTGACGAAGCGAAGAGAGAATCTTTGTCATATCAGACAAGAATGATTGTTTCAAAAGCTCACGCAATTCTTGGTGAACTTGGTCCAAAGGATTCGTTATCTTACTTGATGGAAGAGACATCAAGATTGTATAAGTTTTCTAGCAGTCTTAAAGATACCGACTTAGCTGGAGAGTGGAAAGATCGTGCGGTTAATCTCCGTGAGCGCTCTACTAGAGACAATAACGAGCTTCAGGGATTACCTAGTGGTATCAATGTTATTGACAAGACATTTGGTGGTTGGCAACCAGGAGACTTTGTTGTTCTACTTGGATGGACAGGCGTTGGTAAATCATTCATTGCAAGACTGTTTGCGGTTAACGCCTGGAAGGCTGGATACCGACCTCTGATCATCTCTCTTGAGATGAATAAGATACAAGAGGGTCAGAGACTAGATACCCTACTTAATAACGGTGAAGGTAACTTTACAAATACTGACTTGGTACGAGCAAATCCTGCGGTTGTTGATAAGTATGAGAAATGGGCTGAGGAAATGTTTGAGGGTAAACACGCTATCCATCTTGTAACATCAGAGGGTCTTGAGACAGCAGACCAAAACATGGTGCAGGCGAAGATTGACCAGTATCATCCAGATCTTGTGATTCTTGATTATCACGGTCTGTTTGACGATGCAAGCGGTGCAAAGACAGAGACTGAAAAAGCTAAGAATCTATCTAAGGCTTTTAAGAGAATGGCGGTCAAGAATAATGTACCGATCATTGATGTTGCTGCAGTAACAATGTCTGAGGGTCACTCAGAGCGACCACCAGAACTTGAAGAGGTTGCGTGGAGTAAGCAACTTGCATACGATGCTGACTTGGTACTTGCAATCCACAGAGAGCCATCATCAGATGTATTTCAGGTTGTATCACGAAAGGTTAGACGAGCACATCATTTTGGTTTCTATCTTAGATGGAATCTTGAAACTGGTAAATGGGCAGAGGAGTGGGATATCTAATGCAGGGTGGAATGTTAATTGGAACAGCTAAAGATATAGAAACAATTGCTAAGCTTAGACCTTGGATGGAAGACGAAGCGAGAGAGAAGTATGGCTACAAAGGCAAATCAAGACTTGTTACGCAATATGATAAAGAATCCGAGATATTTTCATTCTCAATCATTTTTGATGATGAACCTAGAGACTGAAGTTAAGGAGTTATTCAATAAGTATGGAATTCATATCCATGCTGAATCTGGCAATGAGGTTACTATATATTGCCCGTTTCACAAGAATAGAAACACTCCGTCTTTTTATCTAAACAAGAAAACTGGTTTATGGCAATGCTTTAATCCATCGTGTGGTGAAAAAGGCAACTTCAAAAAGTTATACCGTCAGATTACTGGTAAGCCATATGGTCGTCAGACAGCTTTAGATCCAACTGCGCTAAAGAATGAATTAGATAGAGCATTGCGCCCTGTAATTCCTGAACAGGAAATTACTCTTGATAATGTTATGATTGATTATGAAGATGACAAGCAAACTTCAAAATTAATACCATTTGTTGAGAGAGGTTTGTCATTAGAAACTCTTGAGCATTTTGAGATTGGATTCTCTGAGAATAAAAATCGTATTGTAATACCAGTACGCAATCCTCAATACAAAGTTGTTGGGCTAATTGGTCGGGCAATTGAAAGCGAACAAGAGCCTCGCTATCTGTATAACACTGGGTTTAAACGAGCACTTGTGCTTTTCAATATCCAGAATGCCAAGCATCACCCTGATGTTATAATAGTAGAAGGGAGTGTTGATGCTATGAAAGTTCATGAAGCTGGATTTCCAAATGTTGTAGCAACACTAGGAGCGCAGGTATCATCTCAACAGGTAGAAATGCTAAAGAAATACTTTGACAGAATTATTATATTTTCTGACAATGATGAAGCAGGGAACGCTATGAGAGATGCTATAATTAAGTCTTGCTGTGGTAAAGAACTGTACACAGCGAGCATTTCAGATGGGTTGAAAGATCCAGGTGAAATGTCAATAAAACAAATACAAGACAGTATCACAAACAAACAAATAATCATATAGGAGACATTATGTCATTTACATCACTTAAAACACTAAAAGACCTTGAGAAAGCCGTTGTGCCAACTCAAGGCACAGCAAAGGGAGTAAAGAAATACTTTACCCTTCAATCGGGAGATTCTTTCAAGATTCGCTTCCTTCAGGAACTTACTGAGGATGCAAAGAATTTCAACGAAGATATGGGTACAGCAATTACAGTACCAGTAGTTACTTCTCCAGTTAACTGGAAGTGGAGAGTTGCCTCTACCGCTTCATTGGAAAAGTTTAATTACCGTTGCTGGGCTACAGAGCAGTCGGTATCAGATAAGGCTTGGAGACCAAAGCCTCATTTGCTTATCAATGTTGCGGTTGAGATTGAACCAGGTGTATGGGAACCACGAATTCTTGACACTACTTTCAATCAACGCCATGTTGGTTTGACCCTGATTGAGTATGCTAAGGAGTTTGGAACGATCACAGATCGTGAGTATAAGTACTCACGCACTGGTTCGTCAGCTTCTGACACAAACTATAGCCTTATCCCTTTGAATGTTTCTGAGCCTTCAAAGACAGTAAAAGATATGTCGTTGCATGATTTGGAAAGTGTTTACATGACACTTCCATATGAAAAGCAACAGATTTTCTTGACCACTGGCGAGTTGAACAAAGACTCTTGGTGATTGTTATTAATCGGGGAGGGGGAAACCCCTCCCCTTTAACAGAGGATTGTTGTGAAGCGTAAGTCTATTGTTCTTGACCTTGATGGCGTAATTGCAGATATTGACACCGCAATATCAAACTATCTACATTATAATTTTGGTGTAGATGAAGATTATAGTAGTTGGCTAATCTCTGATACAAAAGATAAAGAAGCGTTAAAGCTATTTTCAGACGAGTTGTTTTGGAAAAATCTAAAGCCATTTGAAGATGCTTGGTATCAAACAAACAAGTGGTTCTCTAATGATATTGATGTTCATATTGTAACTGCAAGAAAAAAAGAGGCTTCTGTAAGAATGACTGAGCCCTGGCTGGATGCGTGGAGAATAAATACGCTCAGACCAAAGTTTGCAAAAATAAATAAGAAATTTGAAATCATCCAACAAATTGATCCAGTATTTGTTGTTGAGGATAATCCTAATGAAGTTATTTCATTAATGGATCACGGAGTCAAGTGCTACCTCAGAAAAGCGTGGTACAATAAACCTTTCTGGAATGATTTACCTTGTATTGAAAACCTTTACGAATTGGAGATTTAAGTGACAGAATTTGTCCACTTACATTGTCATAGTGAGCACTCGCTCCTAGATGGAATGTCAACACCCGAAGAGATTGCACAAATATCAAGCTCTAATGGTCAATTTGCTGCAGCGATTACAGATCATGGAACTATGGGCGGTGCTCTTAGATTTCAAGATGCATGTAAGAAACATTCGGTTAGACCAGTGTTCGGTGTTGAAGCTTACTTTGTGCCATCTGTAAAGAACGATGGTGATGGTAAACATGAGAGATTTCATTTAATTCTTCTTGCTAAGAACAACACTGGTCTCAACAAGCTTTTTAAAATGTCACAAATTGGCTGGCAGGATAACTTCTATTATAAACCAAGAATTGATTTTGACTTGCTTGAGAATATGGTTGATGATGACATCATTGCACTCTCTGGCTGCAGGGGTAGCTCTATATCAAAAGCTATTGAAGCTGGGGAATATGGCAGGGCAGAGGAGTTGTCAGAAAAATTTATTAAAATTTTTAAAGACGATTTCTATTTTGAATTACAAGCTTGGAATCCAAAAGAGATCAATGATGGATTACTTGATTTAGCGTCAACATTTGGCAAAAAAGCTGTTGCGACAGCGGACTGTCATTTTCCAACACATGCAGATAAGGGCACAGAGGAAGTGCTTTTGCTCGTGTCTCAGTACCCAACAATTGGGGCTCAAACAATCAATGCTGCAAAAGAAAGTCTTGCAACGATTCATACATGTGGTCCAGACCTGTTGAGTAAGGTTAATCATATGTATCCAGATAGATACCTTAGATTTGATGATATTAATCCATATGTTGCTGATGCTAAGACAGTACTATCCTGGTTTCAGGAAGCTGGGTATGACAGGCAGGATATTTTAGAGAATACTATTGAGGTCGCAAGTAAATGCAGTGCTGAGATTGTAAAAAGAAGAAATCTGTTACCTAAGTATATGAAATCTCTCAACTCAGACGAATATCTATCAGAGCTAACTAATTTTAGATTAAAAGAACTTGGTCTTGGAGAAGAATACAAAACTCGCCTTGATGAAGAATTGGCAATTATTAAGCAATTAGGTTTTTCTGATTACTTCTTGATTGTATGGGATTTGATTTCTTGGGCTGATGCTAATGGTGTTGGTCGTGGAACGGGGCGAGGCTCTGTTGGCGGTAGTGTCATGGCATTCTTGCTCAATATCACAAAAGTAGATCCAATTAAATACAGTTTGTTATTCGCACGATTTATCAACCCTGATCGTAACGACTATCCTGATATTGACTTGGACTTTGAAGATAAGCGTAGAAATGAAGTAAAGGCATATTTGAGAGAAAGATGGGGTCACGATAATGTTGCTGCAATCACTACTTATGGTACTTTTAAGCCTAAGTCGGCTGTTAAGGATGTCGCTAGAGTTCTTCAAGTTTCATATGAAGAGACTAATAACATCACTCCTTTTTTTGAGACAATTGAGGAGCTTATGGAATCGCCTAAAGGTAAGATATTTTGTAATAAGTATCCAGATGTACCAAAGGTTGCAAAGAGACTAGAGGGTAGAATCCGAAACGCTGGAGTCCATGCTGCTGGAATGGTTGTTTCATCAATTCCGTTAAATGAAGTGTGCCCAATTGAAACCAGAAAAGAAACAGATGGTGGTGAGCGTGTAACGGTGACTGCATTTGATATGACAGATGCTGAGGCTGTCGGGCTTATTAAAATTGATATTTTAGGTCTAAAGACCGTATCTGTGATTAAAGATTGCTTGGCGAAGATTAGAGAGCGTACAGGGGTGGATGTAGAGGCACAATCTCTTGGTCTTGATGACCCAGCTGTAT